GATTATAGACCTCGCCGGGAATAGCTATACTGAAAACCATGGGTATCCATGTGCAGATCGTAACTGGACGCTAGATAAGACAGACCAGCACAAGCGCGATGTCGAATTCAGGGAAGCGAATATAACCCTGATAACGTGCAAGAAATGCTTTAAGCCCGCACGAATAGGGCCGATGCACTGCCCGTATTGCGGAGAACAGTATATTGCCGATGGCAAGACGGTGAAGGTTGTCGATGGTAAGCTGATATATATCACTCCGGAAATGATCCGGGCGCAAAAGGAAGCGGCTATTCTGGATAAAAATAGAGAGAAGGCTGCAAAGATTTTAGAGCGTGAAAAGCGCATTGAAAAAAATAAAGCACTGCCATACGAGAAGAAAATAGAGGCCCGCGAGAAAGTCATAAGCGGCATGATCAACAGCGGCAAGCCTTATCATGCAGCCGTCAAATATGCGGATAGTATCGGTCTATGAGAATGATCATGTGCATAGTCGATGAACCGGGCGCGATTGATCGGGTTAAGGCTGAGTGTGTGACGATGGGATACGGACCTGATACCCATAAAATAATCAGGCGCGATGGATTAATCATGGTTATGGAGAAAAAGGAATGAATATTTACGAAGAAAATCGTATCGGAAGATTTAAAGCGTGTGAGATCACTATGCGTAATGAACCAGAACTGGCGATGAAGATGCTGCGTGATATCATTGTCGTCAGGATCGAATATATTTTCATCGAGCGCAAGTTTGAATATCACGGATATTCAAAGCATTTTGATAAATGCCAATCGTATAATTACGTACCAGAATATGAATGTTTGTTCACAAATAAAAACGGAAAGGTCAGAAAAAAATGGCGGAAGATCGGGTTCTAAATAAAATCATGTGCTGCAATTGTGCGACAAAATATTATGAGGTTCCGCCTGTTGTCGAGGTGATACTGGCAACGTGTCAGGAATGCGGCGGGCATCATAAAGCGTGCGTTACAGTGACGGAGGGAACGAAATGGCCGTTAAAGAATCCAACATAATGCGCCTTTGCATGGTTGCCGCAGCTGAACGCGGGGCGAGTGTTGGGAGGAATAACGTCGGGGTGCTGGAGAATAATAGAGGCCAGCCTGTACGCTATGGTTTATGCAATGGCAGCTCTGACCTGATCGGGATATACAAGGGCCGTTTTCTAGCCGTGGAAATCAAGCGTCCCGGAGAACGTATGAGACCAGAGCAAGAGCTTTTTATAGACGTTGTGAGGCGCGAAGGCGGTATCGCTTTTGTTGCCACAAGTCCTGAAGAATTTAAGGAGAAGTTAAGTGGATATTTATAAAACCATGGCGAAAAATCGCGGGTATAGATGGGACCAGATTACAGGAAAGCAAAAAGATGCGCGTCTGGTATCAGTCAGGCGGGAAATAGCCAAAGCCATGTATGACGCCGGGATGATTTATAACGAGATTGCGCGGGAACTAAACCGGGACCATACGACAATTATAAACCTGATCGATGATGACTATGCGGCCAGAAAACGCAAGAAATCCCTAGAAAATTACTATAAGAATAAATAGAAAAATATACCTTGCGCCATATTGGCGCATAGTATAAAGTCCTTTTTAAGGAGAATAAACCATGACCCAGCTTGTACGCGGTATGTCCATATCGGACTACCATAATCACCCATCTATCAGCCGTTCTGCGCTTTCCATGATATGGGACGCGAAAACGCCAGCTCATTATATTACAGCCAAGCTTCTGGACAAAAAAATCGACGCTTTACGTTTTGGACATGCGTTTCACACGTTCATTCTTGAGCCTGATCTGTACGCAAAATACGCCCAGCCATATAGCGAGACGAAAACGACAACGGCGCAGAAGTTTATTGAGGCAGAAACGCAGTTGACGGGGACGCCGTTTTTCCTTGTTCTCCCCGACTGGGAGGAAAAAATAAAGCGCATGGCGCAGTCTGTTCTGGCCAATCCAAACGCACGCGCATTGCTGGAAAAGAAGGGTGATATTGAACCGTCATTCTTCTGGCACGATGATGAATTTGACGTAGACGTCAAAGCGCGTCCGGACTATCTTGTTCCGGGGATACCGATTGACTTTAAGAAAACAGAGAACAAGCGCGGGTCTGCTCATGAGGATGACTTCTGGCGCTCTATTGTCGATTACAATTATGATGTTCAAGTCTATATGAACATGCGCGGGATCAAGGCCGTTACAGGTGAAGAACAAAGCGCGTTTTTATTTATCGTCGTCGAGGACGATGAACCGTTCGGATGCAATCTTATAGCGGCCAGCGATGACGTGATATTGTCCGGCAGGATTAAATATGAACGGATGATGAAGAAATACCTTGAATTCAAGGGGCGGCAAGATTGCTATTCACCTGAGATTAAAACAGCGAAACTGCCAGATTGGTACATGACAAAACTTATTGGGGGTCAAAATGTCTAAACAACTTGCGATTATCGAACAAACACTAAAATCTGACGATACAGTCAACCAGCTTATTCTAGCCGGGTCTTTGCCGAATGATGATGTCGGCAAGACACAGGCGAATAAATATATCATGTCGATCATGGGCGAGATCAAACGTACTGAAGGCACTGAAAACGCGCTTTCACTTTGCAGCCCAGATAGCATTCGCCAGACGCTTATCGATAGCTTCCGCTATAAGGTGCCGATTGATGGCCGTAAGATGGCGCACGTCGATGTCAGATGGAACAAAGAGAAGAAATGCAAGGAGGCCATCCTACAGATCGATACGAATGGTTTTGTTGCGAAGATTGCCGAACACTATCCAGACTTTCATATCACGGCTACCCCAGTTTTTCAGGGGGATGAATTCTCAATCCTTGACGATGGGAATGTAAGACATATCCAGAAAAACCCGTTCTGTACCGATATATCAAAGCTGGAAGGAATGATCGTCAAGGCGTCATATACAAAGGGCGGGCGGTTATTGCAGGAAGCTATTCCGGTCACAAAACAAGATCTTTTGTCCATGAAGTCAGCCAGCAAGGCGCAGAACGTCTGGAATAACTGGACGCTGGAGCGAATGAAAACGGCGGCGATCAAACGCATATGTAAGTGGCACTTCCGCACGATCCAAGGCATTCAAGAGATCATAGACTTTGATAATTCAAAGAACTATGACGTCGGCGAAGCTGTCGATGTCAAAGCAAAGACCGCCATCGATAGCATTAACGAGGCCATCGCAACACCCCCAGCGCCCGAGATCAAAGACGATGACATTCAAATCATCGACGCCGAGATTGTAGACGATGAACCTGATAACGAAGCAGAAGCAAGCAAGCCGACCTTCACGATGGATGACCTTGAAACCATGCTTATTCAGGCGCAGACGCCGGATGACATCAAGACGGCTGATACAACGATGGCAGAGTGTCCGTGGCTTACTCCAGAACAGAAGGAAGCAATCAACGCAACGTATAAACTGCACAAGGCCCGCGTCGCTGAAGCACAAAACGAGGATATATTCTAATGGACTACATGGAATTTTTAAAATCAAAGGCGCGGATTGATGTCCCGACTGGTATACCAAACCCGCCTGAATTGAATAAGAACCTGTTTGATTTTCAGCATGACATTGTGAATTGGGCCTGTAAGCGCGGCAGGGCTGCGTTGTTTGCTGGTACTGGTCTGGGTAAATCACTCATGGAACTGTCATGGGCGCAGTCTCTATATGATGCAGAAAAGGTTAGAACGGTTATATTCACCCCGCTGGCAGTTGCGGCGCAGATGAAACGTGAGGCCAATAAATTCGGCATTGAATGTGAACACGTATCGTCATCGGATGAAAGCGATTGCCCTATCCTGATAACGAATTATCAAAAGCTAGACCATTTTGATATGTCGAAATTTAAAGGCGTAGTATTGGATGAAAGCTCTATCCTGAAAAACCAATCAGGACACTATCGGACAAAGCTGATTGATATCTGTAAGTCAATTCCATACCGACTCGCTGCAACGGCAACCCCTAGCCCTAACGATTACATGGAACTAGGAAACCATTCTGAGTTTGCCGGGATCATGTCTTACACTGACATGCTTTCGACGTTCTTCGTTCATGACGCAGCGAAGACACAAGAATGGCGATTGAAGGGCCATGCAGAAGATGAATTCTGGAAGTGGATGGCTTCATGGTCTGTCATGCTTTCTAATCCTTCCGATCTTGGATATGACGGATCAAAATATAATCTGCCTGAACTGCATCAGATACAGCATACAGTCGGCGCAAAGTATGAAGCCAATATTGAAACCGGACTTTTATTTCCGTTAGAAGCCCAATCTATGTCAGAGCGTTTAGGCGCAAGACGGGCAACGATTGAAGATAGGGTTAATAAAGCTGCTGAAATCGTAGCAGAAAAGCCACATGACGCATGGGTTGTGTGGTGCAATCTAAATGATGAAAGCGCCATGCTGGCCGATAAAATCCCCGGAGCCGTTGATATTGTCGGGTCTATGTCTGAAGATAAAAAAGAAGACATTCTCGAACAATTCGCAAACGGCAATATCCGCATTCTTATCAGCAAGCCATCGCTTACCGGATTCGGCATGAACTGGCAGCACTGTAACAATACATGCTTTGTCGGGTTGAATGACAGCTTCGAGCAGGTGTTTCAGGCAATACGCCGCTTATGGCGTTTCGGTCAAACAAAAGAAGTCTATGCACATTTCATTGCTTCTGAGCTTGAAGGCGCAGTCGTCGCTAATATCAAGCGCAAAGAGATGCAATGTGAACATATGATGCACCAGATGGTCAAACATATGGCGGATTTAAACGCAGTTAATATCAGGGGCGCAGCCCGCGACACATTAACCTACATACCAACGCAGAAAATGGAGATACCATCATGGATCTAAAAGCAGTCAATCAAGTCGTTACCGATCAATACGCAATTTATGAGGGAGACAGCTGTGAGCTTATGCCTGTTATCCCTGATAACAGCATTGGGTTTTCGCTTCATTCTCCGCCGTTTGAGGGGCTTTATAAGTTTTCTAATTCAGACCGTGACGTAAGCAATTCAGAAGGTCAGCAGTTCTATGATCATTATGGGTTCATTATATCGGACCTGTTCAGAATGACGAAACCGGGACGATTGGCTGCGGTTCATTGTATGCAGCTTCCTACCAGCATCACGCGGGATGGATTTATAGGCATGCGTGACTTCCGTGGCGAAGTTATCCGTAACTTCATTGATAGAGGATGGATATTTCATTCTGAAGTCTGTATCTGGAAAGACCCTGTAGTCGCCCAGCAGCGTACAAAGTCAATCCGCCTGCTTCATAAGCAGATGGAAAAAGACAGCACGATTAGCGGTCAAGGTTTAGCCGATTATATTGTTATATTCCGCAAGCCTGGTAAGAACGAGGAACCCGTTCAGGGCAAACTGGAATATTATATTGGGGAAGGCAACGCCCCCGAGTCAGTCGAAAGCAGAATGAAACGCCAATCAATCGAGGACGCCAAACGCTGGTATTCAATCGAGGTTTGGCAGCGATATGCATCGCCAGTCTGGACAGATATAAATCAAAGCAGGACGCTTCAATACCGCAGCGCAAGGGATGAAAAAGACGAACAGCATATAAGCCCGCTGCAGCTGGACGTTATCGAGCGTTGCATTCATCTATGGAGCAACCCCGGCGATATTGTTTTCACGCCATTCATGGGTATCGGAAGCGAAGTTTATGGCGCGGTTGAAATGGGTCGTAAGGGTCTTGGTATTGAACTCAAGGCCAGTTATTTTCGGCAAGCGGTAAAGAACCTTGAACATGTAAAACAACGAGGCAATGATTTGCTTTCTCACGTTGCAGAATAACGGGGTAATCATGTACGAATATTTTCTAATTTTTATCTGGCCAGTTCTCTATATTCTGCCTTGGATTGTCGCAAAGTTTCGCAAGAGCGAAAACAGTCTGGCGATTTTTTGGCTGACAATATTGACGGGCTGGACTGGTATCGGATGGATTGCCGCATTGATATGGGCATTGATTAAGAATTGAGAGAGAAAATGACTTTTAACCCGAAACAACACCGAATCAGTCTGAATATGTATCAGGCGGAAATGGCCGAAGCTATGGGATGGAGCCGCAGAAAACAGGTCAGGGTCGAGTCTGGCGAAGTGGAATTAAGCCCCGCAGAGGTTCAATTTATGAAGAAAATCAAGAAGATGAAAAAAAGCGAAAAAAAGAAGCGATACCCAGTTGACTAGCGCCAAAATGGCGCTTATAACGGTACATATCAGCGCAACGCTGCAACAAGGGGAATAGCAATGGAATTTACACACGACATAGATTTTAATACGTTCTGGCTTGTAGAAGATCATATTCATATTGCCATTCATTTTGAGAGCGGAAATATGTTCTATGTTGAGGTTGACGATATTGAAATCAATCTGCTGTCTGACACGCCGGATCATATGTATTTTATTGTCGATAGTAAATTCGTATCACTCCGCGCAATCGTGGACGAGGCTGATCGGGTATATCCTATCTACGTCAAGTCCGCGAAAGAAGAAGATAGAAACGAGCGTGAAACAGTTGCCGGACTGATGGCGCAGGATAACTTTATTTAACTGGAGAAGAAAATGAAACTCGATACTAAATACCTAGACGACAATGGCGTTCAATATACCGTTATTGATGGTAAAATTAAGGTCGGCGGTTCCCTCGACCTCAGAGGCACCAAGATCACGGCGCTGCCGGACGGCCTGCGTGTCGGCGGTTCCCT